GTTTTCAGCAATAGACCTGAATTCGTCACCTTGTAATTGACCAGATGCTAGACCTTGCGTTAACTGAAGCATGGCGTTCTTTTGTGCTTCTTTCGAAGCACCGCCAATAGCGAATACCTTCTGGATACCTTCCATAAATTCTACGGCTTTTCTTGGGTCCGGGAACGCATCGTGCGCTGATTGAGATACCTGGATTACGGCGTCCGCCATTTCCAAATACCCGCCTCTTGCACGCTGTGCGGATTCAAATATCTGCTTGTTCAGATAAATGGCATTTTCCTGGCTTCCGGCTACCAATTTAAGGCGAGCTTGCACCTGTGCCCATTCTGTAGCAGTATCTTGAATCGATTCGATAGCACCTTTTATAGCGCCAATTCCATTCATCACAGTACTAGCCAACAGATTACCGGCGAAGCTGTTCATGATACCGCCCATGCTAGCCTTTAGTGTTTCACTAGCATTCGATACGCCGTTCATCTTATTATGTAGCGTGTTCATGGATTGATAGGCTTTAGTTGTTGCGTTTGCGGCTGCGTTCATAGCATTAGGAATATTAGTAGAGAGGCTTATATAGTTAGAAAGTGTAGCCATTCATTACCCCCTTTTTGCCTTATTCATTTCATCTTGCTCATCTTTGGCATGTTGCTGAATAAAGGCAATTACTACAGCCTTTTCATTCATGTCTATATCCGCAAAAACAGAAGGTCGCATATGGTATTTAACAAATGCCAAATATGCGAACATCGTTTCTGTTTCATTGGATTCTAGGAGTTTTTTACTTCTTTTACCTTATCTTCCATGCCTACATCATAGCCTTGGGCTTCTGTTACTGCTGCCAAAAGGTCAGCGTATTCACCTGGTGTGAGCATTGCTTTTACAAGCTCAACTGGTTCAGTAACGCCCCAGCTATCTTGAAGTTCCGCATCATAAAGATTAGGATAAGTGATTGCCTTAGATAGCACATCTTCGTTGTATGCAGTCGCGTCGAAGCGTTCTTCAGATTGACGAGTGATGCGGTCAGTAATGCGTTTAGTGTATTTCTTACGCATTTTTTCTGTTTCGTCAGTAGCTAATGTTTTAATCTTCCATGCTACTGGCTCACCATTCACTTTGATACGTTTAGATGCTACGTATTCAGTCTCATTGACTACATCAACGTTTTGTTTAAGGAATGCGCTTAAATTTTCAGCCATTGTAAAAACCTCCTAAAAAAAGGGAGCAAGCACTAGGCTTGCATCCCGTCTAATTCATTAAAGTGTTGAACATATTTAACACCTTCATAAGTGAAGTTATGTTCTTGTTCGATGTATTTGCCTTCAGCGTCGAATTCGGCTGCTGTTAATTCATCAAGGTTCACACCTTTTAGAATTACAGAACGGCGACCTGCTTTAGAAGTTGGATCGTTGTTAACTACTTGCATATCAAAGTATGTATCCACACCGGTTTTCAAGTATTTTTCAACCATCTTATCGAATAAAGCTGTGTTGTGGTAAATCGTTAAGCTACCGCTGTATTCTACGGAGGTAGACTTATTACCCGCACCAATACGGCCCAAAATAGCCACTTTTTCTTTATTCTTTTTAATTTTTGCGCTAAGTTTCTTATCTTGAAACAGTAAATATCTATTACCGTTCTCTACGATATAGCAAGACGCTAATTTAGAAGAAACAACGTCAGCTGCATCCATCGTTTTCAATGCATCTAAAATTTCATTTTCCATACGTTATCCTCCTAGGCTACTACAACAGTCATGTACAATTTTTCCATAGCCACAGTTGGCTGTAATTGTACGTTAACCAATACATCTTCCTTGTTATCACCTTGCGTAGGTACTGGGATGTCTTTATCATCGAAGTTTTGGATAGCACGTACTTTTTGGTACTGCTCAGCAAGATATACAAGGTCGCCCCATAAGGACTCACGACCAGCTTGGTCATTAGGGGATTTATCAAGATGAGTTTTATTGAACAATCTAGCGCCGTCAACTGCCCAGTTATCCAATACACGAATGACTTGGTTAAGAGAGAAGTCGCGGTTTTTAACTTTACTGAATTCAGTAAAGGTGTTGATATCTTTCAATACACGAACGTCACCTTGGATATTACCGCCAACGGAGTCAGTAACATTGTGGAACATGAACATACCATCTTTGATAGCTTGTTCAAGTTCGAACTGTTTGTACTTAACATTTACTGTGTATTCGCCGTCGTAGATCATGTTTCCTACTGTAGCATTGATATTGCAAGATGCTTCTTGACCTAATGTCCAGTACACCAAAGAGCCTCTTTCGGCACCTTCATCGGTTACGTCATTAAGGATAGAGATAACACCTTCATAGTTGACCCCAGTCTTACCATGAATCACTAATTGGAATTTAGCGCCACTTTGTTCACGGCAACGTTTAGTAAATGCAATAAGCAAGTTCTTAATCGTGTCGTCCGCACCAGCATAACCCAACGTATTGAAGTAGTAAGGTTCAAGCATATCAATGCCGTCTTGGTAGTTCTTAACGGTGA